TCATTTTATTGGTTTATGTGATGGAATACTAATGATCATATAAACCAATAAAATAAGCATCAATGATAAAACTATATGACGGAATAAAAATACTTAATGATCATCATACAATTATTACATTGTTATTTCTTTTATTTATTATATGATGTAAATACATATACTTTTTTTTAAATCAAGCGGCTATATCACTTTCTTACATTGTAAGCATTAGTTTTTATTGATAAATGAAAATATGGCCAATTTTTTTATTACGTGTAGACCTTTGTATTTAGAGAAATCAATAAAAAAATTTATTCCAGTTTTGTGTGAACAGTCAAAACTTCATCCTGGTGTCTTGATATGGATAGTACATATTGTGGAAACCAAATTGGTCCTTTCCATGGTAAACCTAAAAGGTCAGTCTGGGCCTCAATAATAACGGATTGTCTTGGACGTATGTATTTAATAGCCATAATGTCTGCTGTTGGTTTTTTTGTATCCATCTGTTCAGTGCTCAAATGCACCAGTTCCCCGTGTGCAATATTAGATGATGTTTGTCTAAAATCAATACCATCATTCTTAAAAATAAATCCACTTGCATGGGCTGCCTCAATATATCCAACATGTGTACCACGATGTAATGTCCAAAATGAACGTACACGATGACTAAAATTATGAAGCATTGAATTGATTTATAATAGTATTACAACAACAAATCAAAAAAATAAATAATCAATTTTTATTCTAACACAATAAAAATTGATTAAATAACATTTATAAATAATCATAATAATAATTGTAATCATATAACACAAAATGGAATCAGCTTTGTTAAGAGAAAGTTTTGTTAAGTATTTCAGATCCAATGATCACAAATTTTTGGCACCTACTAAAGTTTTTAATGATGATCCAACTTTGTTCTTTGTGAATAGTGGTATGTGTCAGCTAAAAGATGTTTTTCTGGGAAAAAAAGATTTTGATCCTAAATACTCCAAATTGACCAATTGGCAAATTTGTGTGCGTGCTGGCGGAAAACATAATGATTTTGAAGATGTGGGTAAAGATTCATATCATTTGACATCATTCACAATGTTAGGTAACTGGTCACTTAATTCATACTGGAAAAAAGAGGCTATAGGTATGGCATTTGATTATTTAGTTAATCACTGTCATCTTGACAAAAATAGAATGTATGCTACATATTTTGAAGGTAATGATAAAATACCCCAAGACATAGAATCAAAAGAATTATGGAAAGAGTTATTGTCAAGTGATCACATTGTTCCTGGAACATTTAAAGATAATTTTTGGTCAATGGCAGAAACTGGACCCTGTGGTGGATGCACAGAAATACACTATGATTTGGTGGGAAATAGAAGTGTTCCGGAAAGAGTTAATAAAGATGATCCTAATGTTGTTGAAATTTGGAACATTGTATTTATGGAATATAGTGCAATAAAGAATGATGATGGTATTGTGTATGAACCTCTTTTAAAAAAGTTTGTTGATACAGGTGCCGGACATGAAAGATTATCAATGATTGCACAAAACAAGAAATCAATTTATGAAATTGACATTTTTGATAAACTGTTGATTACATTCATATTTTAGGAAAAGTAGACAGATACACAAATCAATATAATGATAATGAAGTGGATAAATCATATAGAATTTTTGCAGATCATATGAGAACATGTGTAGTAGCTCTTTTTGATGGTGCAGAATTTGATTGTAATAAGAGAGGCTTTATATTGAGGAAAATATTTAGAAGACTACTTTTGAATTATTACTTGCATTTGAATAAATACACAGTAAAACCATTGACACAACATCATGTTATGTCTGCACTAATAACTGAAATATTGAATTATTATTTGTTCAAAAAACATGATGCAGAAAAAATAAGAAAAATGTTAGAAGTTGAAGAACTATTGTATGTGGGCAAACTATACAGAATTAAAATGCTTTATAATGATTTGAAAAAAAAGAAATTGAGTGATGATGAAATAGAAAGTAAATTGTGCAACACGGCATCAAAAGCAACATATGGAATTGATAATGAATTTGTTAAAAATGTATGTCATATAAATTTTGAAATATAGTGTCATAACAGCTGTAGTATTTATTTATTGTGTATACAAAATGAATTATAAAAATATGTCAAGTTCAGATAGTGAACACACAGTAAATAGTCAACAGACATATACAATAAAAGCACAATACAAAAAAAACCATATGAAAGATCATAATTTTAATCATGATAAGAAACCAAGACACAATAGAATCATAGAAAAATATGAACTAAATTGTGATACACTCAATAGACAAATGGAAAATGAAATTGAAAAAGAAATATTACAAATCAATACGGATTGTCATAACCTGAGGGAATCACAAATAGAAAAAATAAATAAAAAGAGCATGCAATTAAAAACACATTGGTTTCAAAAAATGATGTGTGGAATGTGTTTTAATTATCATAAAGAAATTATAAGAACAGAGAGACAATATCTTAAAAATGTTGCAAAGCAAAAAAAATATAGAATTGCATATATTAGACAAAAATATGATATCATGATCAATCAGGAAAAACAAAAAAGAGATGCCAGATTGACTAAATACATTCATCAAAGATAAAAAAGTTGAACTGCAATTTGTTTAAATATTTCATGTTATAAATTTTTGCATATATTCAGATGACTGAGGAAATAGATTTAACTAGTTCACCATATACTGATCAACTAAAAAAAATACATGACGCGGAATATGATGACATTGATTTTGAATATTTCTGTACATCAGTATCTAGAAATCCATCTTGTATCATTGTTAAAAATGATGATGACATAGTCATGGGATTTCTTATTTGGGGATATGATATTGATTTTCTTGATGATGAATGTGGAACAATTGTCTATATTTACAGTTTGTGTGTTGGCAGTGAGTGGCGTCGCCGTGGGGTAGGCAGTGAGTTGCTCACACATTTAACATCATTATATGGTTATAGTAATGATGTGTGTTTACATGTATCTATTAAAAATGATGCTGCAATTAAATTGTACGCTAAACACAAATTTAAAAATGTGCGACGAATAGATTATTATTATGATGGAGAGACTGGTATGTATTCAGGTGAAGGTCAACATGCATATTATATGAAACGATCATCCAAGGATTTATAAAAATTTGATTATTGTTCATTCTGCTAGTACCATTTATTTAGACTTTTATTAAGCATCAACCAGATAAAATGAGTAATCCGACGATTGATGAGCGATCGGTTGATACGAGACCAATTGATACTAATTTGGCGCGTGTGCAGGGGCAGATCGTAGATGTACAAAATACAATGACACATGTCATTGATCAAACTTTGGATAGAGGAGACAAAATTCAAATACTTGTTGAAAAGTCAACTGATTTGTCTAATCGGGCCAATGTATTTAGGAGTACAACAACAAATCTAAAAAGGAGAGTACTAATTAGAAATCTAAAATTGTGGGGTTTAATTGCACTGATTGTGCTTATTGTTATTGCTTTCATTGTATTGCTAATATGTGTATCAGGAAGTTGTTAAATATTTTCGCAGTATAAAAATATTTTATTTATTGAAAGTATATCAAATGAGTACTCAAGAAACACAAAATAATCATCCCACTTGTAATACAACCATTAGTAATTATGAATTTTATGATCCAAATGCAGTGGAAACTTTAGGAAAAATTACATCAATACCATTCTTGATAGGAAGTATAATAGTGACTATTATAATTACATGTTGTACCGGATGTATTACTAAATCAATGTATTCTACCGATGGGTGGACATTTTGGGCAATTGTACTAAGTGTTCTGTGTGTTCTTTGTCTGTTATCATGTGGAAAATCATCAATCGACTTGTATTCAAATATGAGTTATGTAAAAGAGGTACAGACAAAACCAGGAAGTCGACCATGCATTTCATCAAGCACAAAAACACTGCTCACCTAAATAAAACTTAAAATTGATATATTTACTTTATTTTGTTTATGGAAGGTTAAACAAAATAAAAATTTGATACTGTTTTTATTTAGTATGATCTATACATATTATAGGATTATACTATAGAATGACAACAGGTATTGAGGAGGATCATTTGGACTTGCTAAAATCTGACAAACCGGACAAGGAATATGAATATTTTTGGCTTGTATTCAAAAAGTTTGTCCGCCCTTTTTTACCTCCATCAATGTGCACGATAATTGACGAATTGTCAGAATCACTAAATTTTTTACAACAAAAAAAGGAATATGGTTTTATACTAAAGCGCATTCAATTTTTCATTGATGATCATCTGGACACAATTGCATTATACATTATGTTGACCGGTAATCCAGTGAATTTTTTAAAGTTTCGAACTTCTATTTACAGATGGAAACGTATAGATAGTAGTTTTAAGGATACCGATTGTTTAGAAACTAGTATTGTGTTAACAATGGCAAACTATCAGAAAAATTGTAATAAGAAATATAATATGGTCGTACCATTATTTGTAAAATATGCCAAAATAATACTTGATACAAATACAAGTGCTGAGGAACATTATGTGTGTTTAAGGGAAATTTTTGAATTTGCACTATGTAACAAAATTATTGGTATTGTGTATGTATTGAAGGATTACATTGACTTGACTCCTTATGTTAAGGAAAATGTTGTCATTAAAAAATATATGCATGCTAGACCACATAAGCTGATAAAAGTGTTGGAGATAAAAGTAAATACATAGTGTCTAGTGAATGATTTTTTCTTTGACATATGATGTAATTTTTTTGACATGTTTCATTGCATCAGACGGATCAACATTTGTTATATTTACATCATAAATTGTTTGTGTCTTAGGATATAACTCAAGTCTAACATTAGCCATCAATTCTTTTTTCCAAATAGGTGAATAACCATTGTTCAACCAATAAAAGGGATACATGAATGATCCCTTTGGAAATAAATCATGGTGCAAACCTTTGTAAAATGTAATACTGAATGGTTGATTTTGTTTAGAAGTCATAATGCCAAGTAAAAATTTGTAAAATAACATCATTGGAAAACTAGTTTGTCTATCAATTAATTCAACATGTGCCAATCCTTTACTGGTCCAATAACAACAATTTCCTCTCTCCTTAACAAATATGAATGGATTTAGCATATTTGTTAAAATATGTGTGGCCATAGAAAATTCAGCATTACCTGTGCCAGATTGATATTGTACTGATTGGTAAAATTTTTTTAGCATATGCCATGTCTTACTTGGAATAGGAATACTAATACCAATGAATGATCTTTCTAGCATGCCATCTTGTTGATTGCCAGCAATATGTTCATTTTCATCACGATTGTTAAAGAAATATTGATGTGATGGTATGAAATGCATAAAATTAGATTTTGAAAATGTTCCATCTTGTTGTTTTGTTCCAACATTAGCCACAAAATCACTGATTATTTGATCATCTTTTCTTTCATAAAAACAGATACCTGAATGACCATATGGATTATGTGCAGTAGTGTGATGCAATAATTTTAGATTATACCATGCAGGATAAGTATGCAATAACTCAATATAGTATCCATCTTTGTTTTGTGTATTCATTGCGTCGATTGTTGCGATTCTGGATTGTATCATGTTTTGCATCTTATTGACAATTGTTTTTGGATTTGAAGGTGGTTTTTTGTAGGGCACACTTATGCTTGGTAACATGGTTGATAAAAATCGTGCAGATTGCAACATGTGAATATTGTTAAAGTAAATATATGATAAATGCTGAAGGTGTAAATCATCAATTTTTTTAATGAATAAATAAAAAAACAACAGTTTTAGGTTTACACAGCACCAGCCTCTGTCATTGATGGCAATTGCTTTTTGGCACGGTGTACGAGATACACAACCAGCATGCTCACAAGGACAACACCTGTCAAAATCAAAAAGGAAAATCCGGCAATCGCAATGTTCTTGGCATCACTTTTGGCATAACACGTGGATATTGTCTTATCAATGTACACCTTTAGCTGTTTGCCAATTGGGTACTCAGATGCTACACTTTCAATGGCAGTATCATTTGACCTGGCCCCATCGGATGCAATCAGGTTACATGTCACATTGTGTCCATTCTTCTCATAACTTACAACACCATAAGAATTGTAGCACTGGTAATATACATGTTGTGAACACACACGATGGCAATGCTTATGTGAACCAGTACCAGTGCATGTCCTGGTATACACAGAACAACTGCTGCATTCATGGTGTGAAAAAGCTTGTCCGACAATTTGACCAGGCTTTACGTGAAACCTCATACAGTTTGGTTGAATGTGTTTCTCACATCCACATAGATATGTGGGTAGTCCAATAACAAAAAACACAGCGGCAACAATGCCAAGAGCACGCAATGTAGTTCTCATTGGGAGAAATTACATATTGTATTGTTTGAGAGCAATGTAGGCAGTTAGACTTATCAATTTTTTATTTAAAAAAATTGAAAATGGCGTGCATCTGTGTATCACATCACAACTTCCCATAAGTTAGACAAATATGTCACAATCTTCGGATAGTGTGTATTTGTTGCCATTCTATGGCAATTCTTCTGGGCACACCAGTGTACCAACATCTTTCAACATCTCGATTCCCGATGGATTGTCGAGTTGTGAGACACAGTGTATGCAAACACTACCAACACATCTTGTCCAGTACCTCAATGTTGGTCATGGTAGCATTTCGATTGTTGGAAGTTGTGGTGACTACAGTCAAGATTGGGTCAGACGTGCTGCATCAGATCCGTATGCAGTCATCCAGCGATGGCGAACCACAAAGTGTCCTTTGCGGATTCGAGTTGATGGAAACACACATGTGATTGTGTACGATGGTGATCTTGATGATCGAATTTTTGTGTACGACCCAGATCATGGAATTAAAGAGCATCTCGTCACGCTGCGTTACAAACACGTGTGCGAGGGTCACATTGTAAAGCGGATGTCTTTGATTGATGCATGTGGATCTGACCCGGAGCTCGAGCAGTTTTTGGCTGACGACCGAGACAGATACGACGAGGTCAATGATGATTTGAACCACCTGCTCGATCCCGATTAGTTTTTTTGTTATAATTTGTAATAAATTGCTACATCCTGATAGTAAGGATATGATTTATACGGCTCATAACAAATC